GGCTACACAAACTATTTTGAAAGCTGGCAACCTGCAGAAATTACCGAGCAGGATGTGGTAATCGAAGGACTGAAGAATCTATTTGTGACACAAAGCATAGATTCAAGGATTGAGGCAGCATTACCCTTGCTGGCCCGCATACAACAACAAGGACAAGCTATGAAAGAAGCTAATATATTTGAAGCCTGGGCCAATCGCCTGGTAGAAGGAACATGGTCAGTACCAGACACTCCAGAAAAACAAGATAAACTAATCGAACTCATGCAGAAAGAACTGCCAGTGGGTGCAGATGCCACCAATGCCACAGAAGAACTGTATGATTTGCTGGGCGATGATGTGTTGTTTGATCAGTTGCACAATCTTGCTGATCGCGATGCTGATGCTGATTGCCGTGAATTGGTGTTTTTGCGTATGCAAGAGTTAAGTGATCATCCAGATGTGGCCGAAGTGGTTAATCGACTGGACATAGATGCTGATTATGCAATGAATCCCCCTGAGGCAACCAATCCTGCAGATGTTGAGCAAGGTGTGGCGGAAGGCTACCAGTTAGATGAAGGTATCATGGATAGTCTAAGTGGAATCATTAACAAAATTAAAATGACACCCGGCATTCAAAAATTTATTGGTGCAGCCAAGGCAAAACAAGACCAATTAATTCAAGCATTGCAACATAGTGCAAATGGTAAAGATTTAGTTGCAAACATTCAACAAGCAGTCGGTGGACAACAAGCTGTTGCTGAAGGATGGGGTCAAAAAATCGGCGGTGCTGTAGCCGCTAGTGCAGGGGGTGGTCTATTAGCAGGTGCTGCCGACATTATGATGAGAGCATATATTGCTATGGGTAAACCAGACATAGCTACAATGTGGGCTGACAAAGCATGGGACGCATCACAGCTTGCTCCAGGAACTGCGGGTGGTCAAAACGTTATGTTATTAGTTGGTTGGCTAGTTGTACTAGGAGCATTGGCAATGCTTGCTGGTGTAACCCAAGTTAAAAAAGGTTTGGAACAAGATGCACAACCAATGCGTGAGGGTCAAGAAGACCTAGACGCTATCTTAAGAATCATTAGAAAATAAATGGGTAAATAAACCTCACAATTTTAGTGAGGTTTACCACATCTGGCATAAATACATTGACAGTTAGATTTATACTCTGTATAATAACATCTGTTAGTCACATAATTATGTGTGGCGACATTAAAATAGACACAACGTCAATGAAATAAGGAAATATATTATGGCATCATTAGCAGAAATCCGCGCAAGAATTCAAGCGCAAGAAAACAAATTAACTGGTTCAAGTCAGCAATCAGATAACTCAATATACCCGCATTGGAATATGGACGAAGGTACAACTGGTACAATTCGATTCTTACCCGATGCAAACGCAAGTAACACATTCTTTTGGGTAGAAAGACAAATCATTAAACTCGCATTCAACGGAGTTAAGGGTGATACAAATATGAAACAAGTTCAGGTACAAGTTCCTTGTATGGAAATGTATGGTGAAGCGTGTCCAGTATTAGCTGAAGTTCGTCCATGGTACAAAGACGAAACACTAAAAGAAATGGCTAATAAGTATTGGAAGAAACGTAGTTATTTGTTTCAAGGTTTTGTTCGTCAAAACCCAATCGGTGACGATAAAACTCCAGCAAATCCAATTCGTAGATTTGTTATTAGTCCACAAATCTTCACTATCATCAAATCAAGTTTGATGGATCCAGAAATGGAAGAATTGCCAACTGACTACATTCGTGGTCTTGACTTTAATGTTAAGAAAACAAGTAAAGGTGGCTATGCTGATTACTCTACAAGTAATTGGGCACGTAAAGAATCTGCTCTAACAGAAGCAGAACAGGCAGCAATCGATTCATATGGATTATTTAATCTAACTGAATTCTTACCAAAGAAACCGGGTGAGGCAGAATTGCGTATTATCAAAGAAATGTTTGAGGCATCAGTAGATGGTCGCCCTTATGATAACGAACGTTGGGGTTCATACTATCGTCCATATGGATTAGATGCACCTGCAGGAGCTAAAGCAGAAGAAACATCAGTGGCACCTACAGTTGCTACACCTGCATCAGTACCCGTAGCAGAAACATCATTCGAAGATGATACAACAACTGACGCTCCGGTAGTAATGCCTAAGGCAGCTCCTAGTAGTGATAAAGCACAGGACATTCTAGCAATGATTCGTGCAAGACAAGCTAAACCAGCTTAATTAAAAAAATAGGAACAGAGATCTCTGTTCCTAACTTAAGGATATTAATTATGACACTACCAGATGAAAGATACCTTGCCATCAAGCAAAGTAAAAAATTATTAGAAGAACTATGTGATCCAGGAAAGACACCTAGGGTACCTAGTATGGTTCGTGATAGAGCAAGAGCCGCATTAAGACATTTTCCAAATGACTATGATATTGATGTAATCGCAGAAAAATGTCCAGATATAATTATTAGCACAATGGCAACTAATCATTATAATACATATAGCAGATAATAGGAGAACGATTTGACAAAGCCATTCGATATAAGTAAGTTCCGCAGGGAAATTACAAAGTCCATTGAAGGACTTAGCATAGGATATAACGACCCCACAGATTGGGTCAGTACGGGGAATTATGCACTCAACTATCTTATTAGTGGTGATTTTAACAAAGGTGTGCCTCTTGGCAAAGTTACTGTATTCGCTGGAGAATCTGGTTCAGGTAAATCCTTTATCTGTTCAGGAAACTTAGTTAGACAGGCACAACAACAAGGAATTTATGTTGTTCTTATCGACAGCGAAAATGCCTTAGATGAAAAGTGGCTACACGATTTGGGTGTAAACACAGATGAAAGTAAATTACTCAAATTGAATATGGCCATGATCGATGATGTAGCTAAAACAATTAGTGAATTTATGAAGGGCTATAAAGCACTGGTACCAGAAGACAGACCCAAAGTATTATTTGTAATAGATAGTTTGGGAATGTTGATGACACCAACTGATGTAAATCAATTTGAAGCTGGTGACATGAAAGGTGATATGGGTCGTAAACCAAAAGCATTGACCGCACTTGTTCGCAATTGTGTTAATATGTTTGGTTCACATAATGTTGGTTTAGTCGCTACTAATCATACATATGCATCACAAGATATGTTTGATCCAGATGATAAAGTAAGCGGTGGTCAAGGTTTCGTATATGCATCTAGTATCTTAGTTGCTATGAAGAAACTTAAACTAAAAGAAGATGAAGACGGTAATAAAGTTTCAGAAGTAAATGGTATTCGTGCCTCATGTAAAATTATGAAAACACGTTATGCTAAACCGTTTGAAACAATGCAAATTAAAATCCCATACGAAACAGGAATGAATCCTTATTCAGGCTTAGTTGATTTAGCTGAAAAAGCAGAATTGCTTAAGAAAGAGGGAAATAGTTTAGTATATGTTACTACCGACGGAGAAATCTTAAAATCCTTTCGCAAAGGATGGGAAGCAAACAAAGATGGTTGTTTAGATAAACTTATGTTAGAGTATGCTAAAAAGGCAAACACGGTGATAAGTACTGAATCAACAATAGTAGAGGAAACACAAGAATGAAATTAGATTTTATATCAGAAGTATGGGATGCATTACGTGACCATATTGACTTGAATGACAGAGGTGATGCGGCAGATACATTGATCAATTTATTGATAGATCATAACTATGAAGCCGATGATATTAAAGATTCATTTAAAGATAGAGATATTAATAAGGCATTAAAATATTATGCAGATCATCATGATGCCGATGATGAAGATGATGAACATGACGAGGATGATGAAGCCGACAACCATTGGTAAATTATGAATTGGTATACACGTGTAAGTTCAGATTTATCAGCAATCCCTGATTTTATAACTTACTATCAGGGAGAATTGCTATCAGCTAAAGGTGATGTAAAAATATCTGGTAACGTGGAAAAGAATATTTCCTCATTACCGGGTATTACCGAACATAGATTTAATCAACTTCAAGAAATTGAAGCTGTTTTGAATTTTCTTAATATTCAATTGAGAAAGGTTCGTAGAAAACATTTTCAAAAATACTTGGAAGCTTATAACCGTGCATTAACCAGCAGAGATGCTGAAAAATATGTTGACGGAGAAGATGAAGTAATCGACTTTGAAACAATTATTAATGAGGTAGCTTTGTTACGTAATCGTTGGTTGGGTATCTTAAAGGGATTAGAATCAAAAAACTTTATGTTAGGTCATGTGGTCAGACTTAGATCAGCAGGAATGGAAGATATTGTAGTCTCCTAAATTTGACAATAAATCAGTTTGGGCTTATAATACATGTATTGATTAACTAAAGGAGCTTGAATATGACACTAATTCAGACAACACTCAAAGAATTTACTAGTTCAACATACCAGCAATATAACAGTCATTCATATAGTTCAGGCTATTATGAAAGTACAATTGCTAATTTGTTTGAGAATTTGACTAAAAAACAACAAAAACAGTTTTTATTCTCTATGCAACAGGCTGTTGCATTAGAACAACAAAGATTGCAAAAAGTTTGACAATAAATCCATAGTTTGCTATAATACTTGTATTGAATAACACAAAGGGAGTCGAAATGTCTACAGTTTGCATCAAATCTGGTGAGTATCGTAATCAAAGAGTTATCAATAAAACTTTTAATTTAGTTAAAGGTTTTCAGACAGGTAAAAAGGGCGGGTTTGTTACTGTAAAAAATGAAGGTAACTTCCCTAGCGTTAGCATTGAAAATGTAAAAATTAAAGTTAGTAGTATCCACGATATCGAATTTACAGAAGGAAACACAAAAATGGCAGAAGCAATTGAATTTAAGATTAAAGCACCCGCTGAATCAGATGAGCAAGCAATGGATCGTATTGCAACACGATTTGCAGTTTTAGATGAAATGTCTAAGGCAGCTATCAATGGTGACATTCGTGCTATGATTGTTTCAGGCCCGCCCGGCGTCGGTAAGTCATATGGTGTTGAATTGCAATTAGAAAAAGCAAGTATGTTTGATAAGCTAGCAAACAAAAAAGTTCGTTTTACAATTTGTAAAGGTGCGATGACTGCTCTAGGCTTGTATGCACAATTGTACAAGTATAGTGATCGTAAAAATGTTCTAGTATTTGATGATTGTGATTCAGTTTTTCAAGATGATCTTGCATTGAATATTCTTAAAGCGGCACTTGATTCAGGTAAGCGTAGACGCATTTGCTGGAATTCAGATTCACGTTTGTTAAGACAAGAAGGTATCCCTGACAGTTTTGACTTTAATGGTAGTGCAATTTTCATCACAAACTTGAAGTTTTCTAGTATCAAAAGCAAGAAATTGCAAGATCACTTGGAAGCATTAGAATCACGTTGTCACTTTTTAGATTTGACAATTGATAGTGAGCGTGACAAAATGTTGCGTATCAAACAAGTTCACCGTGATGCTGACGGTGGTTTGTTCAAAGACTTTGAGTTTGAGTATGATGAGTCTAAAGAAATTTTAGAATTTATGGAAAGCAATCTTCCTAAATTGCGTGAATTGAGTTTGCGTATGTGTTTGAAAATTGCAGATTTAGTTAAGATTAATCCTGCAAACTGGAGAGCATTAGCAGTTAGTACTTGTATGAAAGGTTGATTCGTACACAACAATAAAAAGGACTCTTATATGAGTCCTTTTTTTATGCCTGTTGATTTTTATTGGTCACTTGGTCCTAAGGTGTACTTACGCATGTGCTTGGGAATTGTCTTGTTGATCCAGGCCAAACGATACGAACTGCACCACCGCCTCCACCGTAGCACGTTGCCGGTCCAACTTGCACTGTATAACCAGTACCCGGTGTTACTGATATATTGTTTTTCCAACCTAATCCACCGCCACCGCCTCCATTATTGTATACTGAACCTGCACCGCCCCCAAATCCACCACCACCGGGAGTACATCCATAGTTACCTCCACCGCCAGCTCCGCAACTTGAAGAACTTCCTGGACACCCACCATTCCACTGAGAACCGTTTCTTACCCTTACGTTTCCTCCTTTACCCCCTCCTGATCCCCCTCCTCCGCCAGTGGCCCCGCATCCACCACTACCGCTACCACCTTGTCCAAAAATTCCCACTCCTCCACCGCCACTACCTACGGGTGTGCCACCATAGTATTGATAACCGCCGCCGCCACCGCCGCCACCAGAACCAGCCGCACTATATGAGCCGCCAGCACCACTATATCCGCCAGCACCACCACCACCACCAGATGCGTGGCCTCCTGCCCCGCCACCATCGCCACCATATCCACCGCCGGCTCCCGGTACGCAGGAGGGGCAATTTCTTCCATATGCCCCACCACCACCATATACTACGCCAGTTGAAATAAAGTAACTAGTTCCGCCTGCTCCGGGACCATAGGTTCTAATTCCGCCTGCTCCAACGGCCACAACTGATACTGATGTAACACCAGTTGGTGCTACCCAGGTATAAGTTCCACCAGATGTATATGCTTGCGAACCAGGTGCTACTGGCGTTGTAATTGAATTACTTGTAGCACTAGCTGGTCCTGTACCTACACCATTAGTAGCGGTCATAGTAAATGTGTACGTTGTACCACCAGCAAGGCTACTTATACTAATTGGGCTGGATGATCCTGTGCCTGTTAGCCCTCCGGGAGAACTTGTAACAGTATACCCGGTAATACTCGAACCACCTGTATTACTTAGGGTAAACGGTATACTTGCTGTAGTCCCAGATCTTGTAACTGTACCAATAGTTGGTGCACCCGGAACTGTAGTAGGTGTAATGCTGTTACTTGCAGAGCTCGAAGAACCAGCACCTGCACTATTTGTAGCAGATACAGTAAAGGTATAAGCAGTACCAGCAGTCAAACCAATCACAGTGATTGGACTTGAAGTTCCTGTAGTGACAATAGATCCAGGACTACTTGTAACTGTATATCTAGTGATAGCGGCACCTCCATTGTTAGCAGGTGCGGTAAATGCTACTGTGGCTGTTGTACTGTTTGTAACAGCGGCTGCTGTACCAATAGTAGGTGCTCCAGGTACAGATATCTGGGTTACTGGTATACTGGCCACACTGGGAAAACTTGTATCCATAGCA